TTAATAATTTATTATCATCGGTTAAAGATTTTGAAGACAGTAAAGTTATAAATAATGATTTTATTGATAATAACGCCACTACTTATTTAACATTAATTGAATTAGTAAATTCATCTGCACAAATAATTTTAAATACGTCTTTATCTTTACCAATGAGAAAAATTATTAAACTGGAAAGGGATAGAAACGTTATAGAATTATGCGCTGAAATATACGAATCTGTGGAAAATTATTACATTGATAAATTCATTATTGAAAATAATTTAAATATTGATGAATTAGAAATAATCCCTATGGGGCGCGAGGTGTCTTATTATGTCTAAAACACATACTGTAGCAAGCGGGGACACGTTAGGCGCAATTTCAACCAGGCATTTAGGGACGTTTACAAAATGGACTAAAATAGTTGACGCTAATCCGCAATTAAGCGGAAGAAAAACGGCTCCAGACGGCTCCCCCCTTATTTACCCTGGGGATGTTTTAATAATACCGGAAGAAAAAACAGAAAAGCCAGCTTCGCCAGAGACGGCTCAAACAATATCATTAACAAAAAATCAAGAGCAGGATGTATCAATAATAATTGACGGAAAAAAATTTACCGGTTTTACAAGCTATGAAATAAACCTTGCCTATGATTCATTAGACAGTTTTTCCTTTTCGGCTCCCTATGACATAGCAATAAAAGATTTAAAACCGGCAATATTGCCTTTTGCGTTTAAAGAATGTTTAGTTTATTATTTAGGGCAGTTATTATTTAAAGGTGTCCTATTAACGCCGGATCCGGAATTGCAATCAAACGCTACAGAAATTACTTTACATGGTTATCCTTTATGCGGGGTGCTTAATGATTGTACTATTCCGCCTTCTAAATACCCTGCCGATTATAACGATGTTACAATACAAGATATTGCCGATCCGATAGCCGATGTTTACGGTGTTAAAATCGAATACAAAGACGGCCCAGGCGATCCGTTTACTGAAATTACATACGAGCCTAACGAAAAAGTTTTAAGCTTTTTATTAAAGCTATCTAAACAGAGGGAATTGCTTTATAACAACGATGAAAACGGAAAGCTCGTATTTTTTAAAGCAAAAAAAGAAGCGGCTTTTATGTCTTTTAAGGAAGGCAAAACCCCGCTATTGTCTATAACCCCTCATTTTAACGCGCAGGGTTTTTATAGCCATATTACAGGTCATACAAAAAACGATTCATTACACGATCCGTTTTCATTTACTTATGAAAATACTTATTTAATTAGTAAAGGAATAATAAGGCATGAAACTATTTTAGTGGATGATGCCGAAAATTCCAGCGATTTAGAAAACGCAGTTAAAGCCCACGCCGGTCGGATGTTTGCGGATTGCGTTTCTTATTCAGTAAAATGCGAAGGCCATTTAAATACTAATAAAAAATTATTTAAAAAAGGAATGACTGTCAATGTTGACGCGCCCGGCGCTATGATAACAAAACCAACGGATTTTATCGCAAGGAATGTAAAATTATTAAGGAATGAAGGAGCGAAAACTACTGAAATAGATTTAGTTTTGCCCGGCTCTTTTAACGGCTCATTGCCAGAGGTTTTGCCGTGGGAATAAATGAAGCAATAGGAAGAATCGGAAAAGTAATTGACCACAATATTGAAAAGCTGGTCGAGGTTATTGTTGAAACACGGGCTAAACATAATCAAAAGGCTTATATTTATTGTTCATCCGGCGAAGATTCCGTTCCGGTTAAAGAGGATAAAATATTATTAATAAAGGTTGACGGTACCGGAAGAAATGTAATGTTAGGCTTTTTAGTACCTTCCCAGGGAGCCCAGCCTGGGGAAAAAATATATTTTGGCAGAGACCAGGACGGCAATATAGTTTCAAAAATAAAATTATTAAATGACGGCTCTTACACATTAGATACAAATACAGAAACAACGGATGAAGCGACAGGTGATTTTAATAAAACAATAAAAGGCAAAACTACAATACTTGAAAAAGATGATAGGAATTATACCAACGAAAAAAATGTTACTAATTTAATTAAAGAAAATGAAACGACAGTAATTGAAAAAAATATGGAAGAAACTATAAAAGAAAACCATATACAAAATATTGACGGTGATAAAACAGTAAATGTAAAAGGCGATTTTAAAACAAACGTTGACGGAAATTACGATTTAAAGGTTAAAGGAAACGTTAATATAATAGCTTCGGGAACCGTTATAATTAACGGCTCTACAATTAATTTGAATTAGGGGTGATTAATGCCAGGTGTTGCAAGAGTAGGGGATAAAGAAACAGGCTCATGTCCTATAGGGCCTTCATCATCCGCGCCGCCTTTACCAATCGCTTCCGGCGCGGGAACTGTATTTGCAAACGGAAAACCCGTTGCAAGAACCGGCGATCCATACAGCGGTGTCCATGTCCATATTCCGGTACCGCCTAACGGTACTCATTCAGTTAAATGCGGCGCAGGGTCGGGAACCGTATTTGCGGAAGGTAGCCCGGTTTTTAGAATAGGCGATCCTACATCCTGTCCTAGTACGCAGGTTGAAGGCTCTGGAAATGTCAATGCAGGGGGATAATTAATCAATGGATTTTTCTGGCGATATTTTATTAGTTGATTCCCCTGACGGCGGCGATCTGGAAATTGAACACGGGCTAATAAAAAATGACAAGCAATTTTCAACCGCAGTTTATTTATCCCTTTTCGGCGGAAACCTTGACGATCCGGGAAAAACAAAAAGTAAAAGGGCGTGGTGGGGAAATTTACTTGTAGATACAGAAAGCGAAAAATTAAGATCGCGCTTTCAATATATAATAAACGGCTTTCCTATGACCGTTAAATATATCCGGGAAGCTGAAGCGGCGGCGCTTTTAGATTTAGAATGGTTTAAAAAAGAAAAAATAGCGGATGAAATAATTGTATCTGGAAAAAGCATTGACAAGTCAACATTTAATTTAAAAGTAGAAATACTGGCGGATAGGGAATTGTTATATAAAAATAATTTTTCTATTCAATGGGAAGGAGAAAAGAATAATGCCGTATGACAATAAAACAATTCAGGAAATAAAATTAGTTATTCAAAACAATTTAACAGATTCATTTAATGAGAATTTTCCGATACTTCCAAAAGGTTTAGTTAAAGTATTATCTGCCGTTATTGCCGGTGTATTTATTATTTTATTCAAGCAAATAGGCTGGCTATTTTTACAATTATTTCCTGAATATGCGTATTGGGGGGAAGTTAATATATTAGGAAAAAAAATCAGGCCGTTATTAGAATTAGGTAATTTAATCGGTGTTGGCTATCCTTTAATCGGTACGCAATGGGAAGGGGAAATTACTGTACAAGTTACGCAGATAGGAAAGTTTTTAGACGGCGGAGTACAATTAAAAAGCCCTTTAAATAATAAAATATACCTTGTTAAAGAAACAATTCTTTTGAATGAAGATAATAAATTAATACCGGTTATTTGTTCATCTAACGGAATCGCCGGAAACCTGGAGCCGGGCGATCCAATACAATTTCCCGGCTCGCTTTCAATGGTTAAAAAAAATGCTATTGTAACAAACGTTAAACAAGTAGCAAGGGATGATGAAATTGAAAACGAATACCGGAAACGTGTATCACAAAGATTTAGAACCCCGCCTATGGGCGGAGCGCTAAGTGATTATAGGCAATGGTCAAACGAAGTTAGTGGGGTATGGAATAGTTACCCGCAAAAAGATTTAGCAACGCCAGCCGGTGTTTTAATATGGGTAGCCGGAATACCGAGCCAGTTTAAAAATAGAATACCGGATGAAGAGCTATTAAGAAAAGTAGGCGATTCCTGTACCTATGACCCGATAACAAAAAAAGCGACAAGAAAACCGGTAGCCGCAATAATAGACCCTAGCTTTAATGGCACTTATACAAACGTTATGCCTATATCGGTAGTATTTTTTAATGTCAATGTTTACGGATTGGAAGGTGTAGAGGTTGATGATTTTTACGGTTTATGCAAAGCGGCGCTGAATGATTATTTTTTATCCCGCGAACCTTATATTAGGGGTTTATCGGATGATAATAATAAAACAAACGTAATTTCTAAAAACAGCATTTCAAGCGTTGTTTATCAGGCGGCGGCGGCGGTTAAAGCTGAATTTGACCGGGTTGAATTAATTTATAGCAATGAAAGCGTTTTAAGTTATACGCTGAATGTTGGCCAGCTTGCCGAAATGGAAAGCCTTCAAATATTTGAAGGGTTAGATTCCGATATTGATTTTTTGGATGATGAACCATGAAATTCTTTGATACCTTTAAAGCCCTTTTTCCTTTTTCAAAGGCATTTAGATTAATAAAAGACAATAACCACCGGAAATTTATTAAATCTTTGTCATTCTTGCCGGAAGAAATAAGAACCGAAGCGGAAAGCGTTTATATGGATTTATTTCCGTATTCTACCAGGGCGATTAAAAATTGGTCTTTAACTTTTGCAATTATTTTCGGGGGAAAAGAATTAAAAAAACAGAGAGATATAATACAAGCTAACTGGCGGATACATTTAAAAGGCCAGGGCGCTTCATTTCTGGAATATATTTTACAACATCTTGACCCTGAAATTAAAGTTATTGAAAATGTCCCTGTATCGAATCCGCGCCAGAGTAATACCGGAATGATAGCCGTAAACGGGAATGAAAATATGATATGTGGCGGGGAAAAGGCTATTAACGGGTATTTTCTAGGGGATAAATATTTCATTCCGTATGTAATACAAAACGATTTATCAGAATTTTATTCAATCCCTAATGACCCTATATGGTGGGATACTTGCTTTTTTATTTGCGGCGGCGTTATGCGTAATGAAGAGCAGGATATATTATATGCTATGCAGATTAATATGTCTTATGTATGGAAAAATTATTTAGAATTCTTAATTCTAAAAATGAAGCCGGTACATAGTACCGCTATAGTTTTTATTGATTGGACAGAGGGGGAAGAATAAATGATAAAGCTCGATCAGCGGTATAGTGATTTTGTTATTCCATACGCGCCGGGTTATCCTTTTGGAAAAGCGATTGATTCAACCGGAAAACAAGCCCTTAATGGTACGCCTTATAAACAGCTATGGATGAATGATATAAACGGAACGCGCCAGGCTATAATTAAATATGCCTATGGGGAATCAGCGGAAATATCTAATGTACCGGATAACGCCGATAATTCAGAAGTCTTAAAAGCGTTATTAAAAATAATTGAAAACATTTTCGGGCGTGTTCCTACAGTTAC